TTCATTGTTCTTCATTACCTGAACCCAATTTTTCCATTTTTTAGGAGTTGATGATCTAACATGACACAATTCTGTTAAATTCTTATGCATTATTTTATTTCTTGCTCGGCTACTATTTTCTGTTGTTAGTTGCCAAGCAACATACATTTTTACATAATCATTATGATATCCACTGTAGTATGCATCTTTATTGTTTCTCCAAGTAATGTCGTCATATGTCATCTTTCCGTCATCAAACAGCCTTGGAAAACTTACAAAATCATACGTTGATCTTGGCTCTATTATTATGATATCTGGTTTTTTATATTTGTCTGATTCTAACAAAATTTTCATAAACTTATACATCAGTAAATTGTTTATGCCACTAGTTCCAAAATTTATATAGTTATGTTTTGTTTGTTTACTTACAATGTCAGGATAAGTTAACTGATCCAAATGTTTTTGTCCGTCTGCAAAACCATCAGTATGACTAGTTCCAAAAAACCATATCATTGTTTCTTTAAGCTGTCTGCTATAGTTTTGAGGCTTTCAATCATACTGTTTCTATCACTTGTGATCTGTTCACTGTCATGATGAATCACAGTACCATTGGCGCCGTTGCCATCTCTATCTAACCTTGCTTTTTTAAGTTGTAGGTCTATCATTTTAAGTTTTTTGTTCATTTTTTCTGTTTTGGCTGTAATTGCATTGTTCATCATTTTACTTGCTACATCAAAAATTAAGGCCGCATGCCTATCTTCTACATTGTTGCCTAAGGCTACTAGATCATCAAATGTATCCATGGCCTTTTGTGCATAACTGTCCATGTCTGTATCAAGTGAATTAAGTCCTGTTACTTGTGGCAATGCTGAATCTATTTTGTCTGCTGTTGCTATAACCTGTTGTATTTCGTCAGGTGCCATTGTGAGTTCAGTTTTAACTTCTTCTTTTTCTATAGGAGGCAAGTTAAACTCTTCTTCTAATTTCTTGGTCAACGTCTTTTCCTTCTTTTAGGCTTATTACTTTTTGGCTTGTTGAACATTTCGTTTTCTGTTATTACACGAAATCCCATGCCTTGTTGATTTGCCCATTGTCTTGCCATTCGCCATTTTGCTTCATTTACCACGGCATGCATTTTGTCATGTGAGCTACGAGCATTACCCATAACCTGACTGTTTGGTTTGACTTCCACAATCTCTGCATGTTTTTTGCCATTCTTGTCTGCATATATCATAAAGAAATCTGGCACATATGAAGTTTTTTTGCCAGTAACTGGATTAATGTATGGTATTCTGTGTGCTTCACTGGCCCAGGCAAGTATATTAGGGTGATTGTCACACATACGCATAAAAGCCAATTCCCAACCACTTCTATAACGTGGAGTATGCTTACCTATATACTTAGTAGGGTTCTGTGGTTTAAATGCGCCTTGGATGTATTGTGCCATTATCTAGGCCCGGAATTGAACATTTTCGCATAAGATGAAGCACCAACATCAGCTCCGGTATAACTTCCAGGATCTCCATTAGTGAATGTGTTGGTGGTATTAACGGCAGTACCATTTTGATCATGAGCTAACGTTTTCATATGAAGATTAGACTGCCTATGTGCTATTGGTTGCTTGTTCTCTGCACCTGGAACAAATTCAACTTCAAAATATTCATATTCAAAAGATATACTAAATTCTACGATGCTCGAATCTGCATATGATAATGTATCTCTTCCCACATTAGTAATTACAGGCCTGTACAACATGTATGTGTTTTGTCCATAAGACTGTGGTTCTACAGTATTTGCAAATACCAATGTTCCAGGATCAAATCCTGTAATTGCAGGATCGCCTGTATTTGCTGGAATTTTTTCTGCAAACTGTCCTGTGTCTGATGTACCAGAAAAGTTATGAATCATAATCATATTGATAGGATCTTTTCTGTTAACAATTTTTAAATTTTCATTCTCTTGAAAACTAGTGTTTCTCATATCAGTACTTCGTGTAGAACTTGGTTTTCCAAAATAGTGTTGATCGTATTCTGATAAAAATTGATTGAGAACACCTTCTCTATCGTCTCTAATAGTCATAGTAACAGGTGAATACTGTTTGTTCAGTATTGATATTACTTTTCTATTGTATGAATTATTTGTCTGTGTTTGATATTGTACGGAAGGCAATGAAACAGTTGATACGTTAAATTGCCTTCCCATCATTTTGTTTTCGGCAAGGTCAGTCAAAAATTCTACAGCATACTGGTACTTTTGCTTTGGGAGTTTGATGCTACCTGTATTAGGTCCATAAACATCGACTGCATAATTTTTGAATCCCATAACATTACCTTACTTAGCCAGTAGCTCTTTGTGTACCTGGTGTACTTGTAGCACCACCTTGTCCTGGTGCTAGTGTATTAGTTGCGCCTGAATCCAATGTATGTTCACAGTTATCATAACGTATTGTCATTGATATTTGAACTTGTTCACTAGTTGCATATGCTACGTCACCAAATGTAACGTTTGTAAGCATTGCGCCTTCTAGTTTAAATGATTCAATAGGTACAACACTTCCGCCGGAGCCCCCGCTGTTTGTACCATCTAGCATGTCAATTACAGTTTTAAATTTGTAATTAGATGCGGCAGATGGTGTTGCTTGATTCTCATGATCTGTCTGTGCTGATAATTGTGCGTTAACCGCCTGGACAACATCGCCACCTATATCATCACGCACAACGAGTGTGATAGGATCCCATGTGTGTTTTCCAAGCATGTAAATTCTTGAATTGTAAACATCTAGTGTTGTTTCATCATATGTAATTCCCGGTCTGGTTACGCTGACCACATTTTCTGTAATAGCTACAGTATTTCCTGGATTATCTCCGAATCCATTCAATAGTACACGAAAACGAAATTGTAATTTCGGCATCGCGGCTGGTCCGCTTCCTCCATCTACAGGAACTGTAAATTTGTTAAGTGCCATTGCATAACTCCCAATAGTTAAATTCTCTTCTTCTTAATGAAGCTAAATGTATTTATGAAAAAGTCCAAGAAAATTTTTCGGGGTCAAACGAATAGGCCCAAAAGGGCCTATTCTAGTTGTTTTAGTTAGGCAAGTTGCCCTGTATTAACAATTCTGATTGGAATATAGATGAATTCTATACTCTTTGCAGGAGCAATAGCAACATCAATGTATAATTCATTTCTGTCTATTCTCGCTGGTGTGTTGTTGGATGTGTCACAAACCACTGCAAAGTCACTCAAGCCTCTTTTTGCTTGAATGTCTGATAGGAAGTTTGTAAACAGTAATCCTGCTCGATCTCTTGTTGTTTCATCATTAGGTTCAAACAAGAAAGGTCTTGCCAACACGTCAAATCTTTCACGCAAATATGCTACCAATCGTGCAACATTAACACGATCCAATGCACTTGTTGTTCCGTGCAATGATTTTTGTCCAAAGATTGTTATTCCAGAATCTGGAAAGTTTGCAATCGGATTTACTTTGGCAGAATATAATGCATCTCTTTGACTGTTTGTCAATGCAGTTGCCTTGAATTCGTTTTCGCCATCTACATGACCTACTCCAGATGCGTTAGAAATAACACCTCTGTTTAGTCCTGCTGGTGCAAACCATTGAAATGATACAGCATCACTTACTGCAATTTGGTAAAGCACAGAGTGTGATGGGTATGTTACGACAGTTGAACCTGCTGTTGGTTCAGTTGCCTTCAGTGGCGGATAGTAAACTGCTGAATATGTATCTTTGGTTACTAGACCATCTTCACCATTTTCAGTGGTTGCTGTTCCACCAACCCATGTTACCATTTCAGTTGGTGACTTACGTAATGGTGAGTCAATGATTACAAAAGCAGTATTGCCTCTGTTGTTGTTCATTGTTACCATTTCGTCTGCTAGTTCTGGATATCCTGGAGCGGCAATTAGTGAATAACTAAAATTTTCATCTAGGTTATCAGTGTCAGAGGCTGTGGCTTGTAGAGCAGTTGCAATAATTTTACGTTGTGCAAATCTACCAAACGCACCTGAACCGTCTGCATGATTAGACGCACCATTTCTCCATTTACCTGCTGTTGAATTATATGCTCTCACAGTATTTTTACTTTGAGCCATGTTAATTACAACCATTCCAGTTGGATAAATCGCGGCATCTGGAGCACCAGCAATTTCTGTTGCGTTACCACCATCTGTTGCATCTGCGGCCGTGTCAGTAATATCAGCAAATAGAACACCATTTGATGTACTTTGATCTGAATTACTATGAAGTACCCATGCACTATTACCAGCATTTCTCTGATAAATTTTTGGATAGGCACGCTCATTTGCTAAGCCATAACCAGCACTTGTTGTGTCAATCCAAATATCTCCTGCACTTGGTCCTGTTGGAGCCGTTGTGCTATAAGTTGGAGCAATGGTTGTATAGTTACTACCATTTACTTTGTAGACATCTAGTCCAGTAAGTGTGTTATCAAACCAGTATTGACCATTTGATGCAGTACCAGTTGGTTCTGCGTTTTGAGCCTTTTTGGTTGTTAAAGTATCAAGTACTTCAACTCCGCCCGCGGCCGATACTCTTTGAATGATGATTAATGCTTTAGTGTTAGCATCTACGTCTAACAAATAGTTGCCTGGTACGGCACTTGAAGATGTCAATGCAGTTGTGCTTGAACCATCTTGTGGAATGAAGTTACCAATTACTGTTTCCTCGCCAGCACCCGCGTTTGTAACACCTTGCACAGTTTGTAGTACCCAACTACCTGTACCTGAATGGTTGTAAATTTTTAAATCTATACCATTGCCTGGTGAAGTAGTTTTGATCCAAACATCTCCTGCACCTGGTGATGCTGGAGCAGTATAGTGTGGTGCCCATGAAACAGTTTCACCTGATGAAAGATTACCATCAAAGTCAAGTTCTTCCCATGCATTTGAAATTCCATAGAAGTATTCAAGTGATGCATTACCGTCTTGGTCTAGGTGTACTACAACAAGGAAGTTACCATTGGTTACTGAAGTTGTAATTGCATATCCACTGGCTCCTAATGTATGTGCATCAGTGGCGGCATTGTTAACTTCAATGGTTGGAGTCTGTTTTTCCCAAACACTAGAAGTTGCATTATATTTATTGATACCATATTCACTGGCGTCTGTGTCTAACCAAAAGCTATTTGCTGTTGCATATGAGGCAGTTGGTTCTGTAGTTGTGGGGATAAGTTGTGTAGTGTTTACATCTGCTCTTGAAATATACGCACTACCACCTTGTCCCAAAAAGCTATAAGCGGCCAACAATCCGTATTCGCTGGTTTCGTCTCCAACGATAGGTGTTGAACCACTTTTTCTGAAGAACACGTCTCCAAAGTTTTGTGTTAATTCTCTTTGAGATGTTACCAGTAGTGGTGTGTTTGCTTTTGCACTCTTAGTCATTGGTGCAATTGAGTCTGATGCACTACCTGTAGGATCAGTTTTATCCTGTCCTGTGGCTACCATGATAAATGGTATTGTGCCGGCGCCTGGGGCGGCGTAGGCTGACTCGTCTGAAACACTAACTGAAACACCTGGTGATGTTAATGTAGCCATTTAATTTCCCCTTCTCTTAAAGTGATATATGTATTTACCGTACCCTGCTTAAAACCACGGTTTATAGCCGTTAAATACGTATATAATGGCTTGACTTCAAGTACAATTTAGTATATAATGAATTAACATAATTGAGAGGATAACCATGGCTATTGACTACAAGTTCAATGAAGAAAATCTAATAAAAGAATTACAAGCATATGTTGACTCAACATATGATCAACACTATAGCAAAAACAAATTTCAGGCCACTGAATTTATTATAGATGCCGGACACGGCGAAGGTTTTTGCATAGGCAATATTATGAAGTATGCTCAACGATACGGAAAAAAAGATGGGTATAATAGGAAAGACTTACAAAAAGTTTTACACTATGCACTAATTGCCTTGAGTGTACACGACTCTAACCAATCGTAACATAACCAATACTGCTTTCACCAGCGGCGAACAATCTAAGATCTTGCTCTAGTTTTTCAATACTGGCTTGTGCATCAGCTCTCAATGTTTCTGAATTAAGACTTGTTCCGCCTTGTGGTCCTGCAATGGTATTGAACTTGCCACGTGCTTCTGCTAACATAAGTTTTGCATGTGCCAACGAATATTCTTTTAGCCAAGGACCTGCATAGATATCTGTCAGTAAACTTTCATCATCTACATATTTGTATACCCAAAGCACCACAGATGTATTTGCTTTTGGTTTTCTGTGTACGGTTAGTTTACTATTTCTAACATTCCATGTAAACAAATATTCACTGCCAAACAATTTGCCTAGTGTTTCTCTGTGTTGTTGCAGAGCATCAAACGTTGCTAGTCCGCCTGCTCTACCACCTGCAAGTAGATATGTGTTTAAATATGCCGCCTCAAATGGTTCAAAGTCGTTGCCTGAACTGGCATTAGTGCCACTTGTTCTTGTGAGAATATCACGCACTTCAACTATTTCAGTGGGTAATGTGTATTCTTGAATATCTTCTTTGAGTT